GAAAGGGCCAGGTAATGGGAATAGAGGCACAATACAAGGTCTTGATGGAATTAGTGGAGGAGCTGATGATCATAAGTCTTGGAAAGAATATCAAAATCTTGATGAAGCAGGAAAAAAATTAATGCAAAATCAAACTGAGCATCAATTAAAAGAAGCAGCTACAGCTACTACTAAAAGTAGAGGTAGCATTCCAAGAGAATTTCAATCAATAATTGATGCATTATTTAAAGTAGATCCTCCTATATTTAATTGGAAAATGTATTTCCGAAGATTATTAGGAAATTCATTCAAAACTTATACAAAAAAATCTCTTCGAAAAGAGTCTAATAGATTTGTTGGAAGTGCTGGAATCAAAGTAAAGCATAAACAACATATTCTTGTTGGAATTGATACATCTGGATCTGTAAGTGATTCAGAATTACAAGATTTCTTTAGTGAAATCTATCACATATATAAAACTGGGTCTATGGTAACTATTGTAGAATGTGATGCCGATATTCATAAAATATATGAATATAAAGGAAAGTTTGATGGAAAAATTACAGGTAGAGGAGGTACAGATTTTAAACCTGTAATAGATTATTATAACGCTAATCTAAATAAATATACTACCTTAGTATTTTTTACTGACGGTTATGCTCCATTAGACACATTCAAACCTATGCGACAAATGATGTGGGTTATTACAAGTAATGGGCATAAAACCCAAAAATATCCAGGACATACTATTTTTATACCATAAAATATGAAG